GGTAATAGGTCTGCAAGTTGGCCTTTGGCCAGACGCAAATTGGCTTGTTCGCCTGCCAACTTGCCAGCCATGGCATCTGTAATGTCTTTTCTGACACTGTACAAAGCCATGGGGTCAATGGTCCCAGTGTCTGGATCAATACGCTTGGCCAATAGGCTATTGACATAGCCCATCGCCTCATCGACTGATTTGCGCTGGGTTGCAGGGTTGGCCATGATGCCGGAGATGGCATTTGTGATCGGCTCAACGCTTACGGGTTGTTTGTTGGCAAATGCAGACTCACGCATTGGTGCAGTGATGCTGGTGCGTTTGGCTTCAGCGTATGGGATAGAGCCAGGCTGAGTTACATCACCACCACGGCCACCAAGCCTTCTGAATGATTCAAGCAAAGCCTGCTGATTTGCAGACAGCACATTAGGAAATGCACCAGATTGATCCAATGCTCTGATCGCAGTCTCAGCAGCAGCCAAGCCAGGATCACGCGCACCAGCTGCTGTCGTCACACGCACACCTGGGACAAGAGGCTGGGCCTGCTGCAAATTGAGTGCTGCGCGCTCTGGGTCTGTGGCCAGTCGATTCAAAACATTGCCGACAATGACCTCACGGCCTGTTTGCGTAAATGGCTTAATCATTGCGCCAGGCGCTTCTAAGATTCTTTGTGTAGGCGAGAGCTTTGGACCACCAGGGGCGACCATACCGGCCAACATTGCACCGCCAACTTGGAGAGCTGGGGGCGCGCCACCTTCACGCAACATTCCACCGGCAGTAGATGCTGTCAGTGCAGCCGCTGTCTGGGCCTGTGGACTTTGCGCAAAGAATTTGGCAACATCTGAAACCAAGCCAGGCACTCTTGGTGCGACTTCACCGGCAATGCGGGCAACACCGCCAGTGCCATAGCCGGCAGTGGCCACATCTTGCATGATGCGCTCTTGGGGTGTTCTGGCCTCTGGAAATCCAATGCCTGTCAATGTCTTTTCAACCGCTTGGCTTTGCGTTGGAATTCTTGTGCCAGCAGCCAAGTTAAAGAAGTTGACCATGGGATCGACCACCATAGGCAGCAAGCCACCAGCAGTTAATGCCGCTTGAGCCATGGGTCGAACAGCCATTCCAACTTGGCGGCCCAATGTGTCTGGGGGTGCAGTTGGTGCAGCCGCTGGAGGCGGCATTGTTTTCAGCACCTCGGTGATCTGTTCTTTGGTCATGTCGTCAGGAAACCCAACTGGACCAACACCAATCACATTTACATATTGGGTCATAACTTCACCTTACTGGTAAACATATTGTTTTTTGACTGGGTCCCAAGTTGGGACACCAGACATCATTGGCTGTGCAGCAGGGGCAGCAGTCGGTGCTGGCGCTAATGGGGTGTAAGGCTCATAAGCCTTACCGGCAGACTTTTGCATTCCCAATGTAACTACACGCCTTGCTTCTGCTTTTTGCGCAATCTTTTCTGCTGTATCGCCCACCATTGGGAAATAGGTCGCATATTCTTGTCGCGCCTCATCCACGCCAATGGCAGCACCAGACTCTTTGCGCAGTTTGGCGCGAATCCAGTCTTGCGCTGCTTGGTCAAATTGTTGCGTTTGCACACTTTGTCCGCTTCGGGCCGCTACACCACCCACAAATGGGATGGTCTCAAGAGTGCGAGTCATTGCTCCTGGTTGTGAACCAGCAGGCAAACTGTTAATAATGCTATTAGACAATTCCATACGCTGGGCAAAGCCAGCAGCATTTGTTTCACCCTCTGTCGGCTTACCGCCAGATATGCCTTTAAGTTGTTGGCCACCAGCGCCCATGACTGGCATAGCTTGGCCGCCTGGTGCTTTTGGCACATAAGCAAAACCTTCTGGGGTTTCGACTCGATCAAACGCACTACGGGCAAATTCTTGTTGACGCAAGCCAAGACCACCTTGAGCCACGGCCAAGTTGCCTTGGGCCACTTTCAAGTTGGCGATATCTGTCGGAGTCATTGTCTGGGCAAATGTTTCGCCACCTTTTAATGAAGACTTGTTGACAGCCACAGTCTGGCCACCAAGGTTTTGCAAAACGACATCGCGCTTTGGACCAAAGCCTTGCATGGTCCTGATGTCGCCAGACTCAAACTGCTGAACCATGATTGGCTTGCCAGTAGTGTCAGTCACCTCAAATGGTTGGCCAACAACTTTAGCCCGTGGGTTTAAGTCTCTGGCCATGTCCTGATAGCGTTTGGCCTCTTCGCCCTTACCCCGTGATGCCAAAAGGTCTGCTGCCCGTTGATACTGAGCCGCTTTAATCTCGGCATCGCTTGGTGGCTGAATGTTTGCAGCCAGTTCAGCACGGGCCATGGTTGGGCCTGCTTGCATTCCAGGCATGGCCAAAGCCTGCTGCTCTGGACTCAATGCAGTTGTCGGTTTGGTGAAAATACTGCCCAATTGGGTTTGCAATTCTTGAGCTGTTTTAGCCTCTTGCAGTTTCTGACCAATCAGCAAATCTTGCAATGATCCAGCTTTTGCCTGCTGATAGCCTTGCTGGCCTGCCTGCAAAGCCGCACCAAATGCTTGGCCCATGCTGATAGGGGTTGTGCTTCGGCCACTGGCTTGAAGCAATGCACCAGCTGCTGACAGTGCAGCATTACGGCCCAAGAGCTTGCGCTGATCTTCTGTCAACAAAGCCTCAATGCCTGATGGCGTTGCACCAGGCATTCCACCAAACATATTGCCTAAACTTGCAAAATCAAATTGAGTAGCCATATTTCCACCTTAATCCAATAAACCTCTGAGGCGTGTATTGACCACATCGCCTCTGCTCATCATGTTAGTTGATCCAGTATCTGGTGCAAGCAAAGATGCAGCCCTCATGGCCCGTCTTTCTTGACCAGGCTTGATGGCCAGTTCTGCCACCGGAGTACCGGCTCGATCCATGGCCACCGCCACATTGTCAAAGCCTTTGGCCTGATCGTATGCATAGCCAAAGAGCGCCATGCCCACATCTTTCTCAGACCCTTGGTCAATGATCCTGACCTTTGCAGGGTCGCTGGTGATCACAATGCCTCGGCTTGTCTCTGCCACTGTCAGCCCATCAGGGATGCGAGACGGCATCGGTGATCCAGGCGTGATCAGGATGGTGTCACGCTTGCTTGATGGATCAAGCAAAGCCATGAGCTGCGCATCAGCGTAGCGTTGTGGCTCTGGTGTTGGGGTGTTTGGCATATTAGATCAAACTGAGCAATGCACCAAGTCCAGCGCCAGTGCCTGCTGTCAAACCAGCAGCGCCAGCCAATTGCGAGCCAGCCAATGCACCGCCTAATAGGCCAGCACCAACATTCTGGGTGTATGGAGTTGTCGCCACTTGACCAAGGTTGGCAGGCTGCGCACCAAGTGAAGACTGGACCACACCAAGGCGCTGCAAGCCAATATTTCGCATTGCATCCATTTGTTGCTGTTCCAAAGCCTGACGCTGACCACCAGCGCCCATGACCGCTTGAGCGCCACCAAGACGCAATGCTTGTTGTTGTGCAGCCAAATTTCCGAGCTGGCTTGCACCTCCAAGCCTCAACTGCGCACCTTGCAAGCCGGCTTGCTGATTGGCAATGTCGGCTGCTGATTGGCGTGCAATGTCGGCCTGCTGCATGGCCATTGCCTGGTTGAATGCTTGCTCGTTCAAAGTTGTGCCAAGAGTGCCGGCCTGCTTGGCAAAGCCTGCATTGGTCAAAGCCTCGGCCACACCTTGGCGTGATCCACCAAACGCACGGGCTTGTGTGGCGCGTTCACCAGTCTGGGCAATGGCAGCGCGTCTTGCAGATTCCAAATCAGCCAATGCGTTTTCACGCACCATGCTTGTGTATGGATTCATGTAAGAACCAATAGTGCCTGCACCTTGGCCAAGACCTAAATTGGTCTGCTGCGCTGTGATTGCCGCAGGCTGATAGACACGTGTTGACCAGAGCTTCCTCGCCTGCCATATACATGGGGTTGTACCCAGCAAACTGCTGAGTCGGCAAAGCACCAGCGACCCCTTGGGCCTGCTGAAAGTTGGCTAAGAATGCTTCTTTGATCTGTGGATCAATGGAGCTTGTTGATGTAGTTGTTCCACCTTTTGACATATTGCCACCTTATCCGAGTAAAGACTTTAATTTCTTGGCAGGCACTTTGCCTTCATTGATCATGTCCAGAAGTCCACGGCCATACTTGTTGACTGAAGACTTCTTGATCACATATTCGCCAAGATCAAGATTGACAGCGCCATCATCTGGACCAGGTGGATTCATGCCAAACATCAGACCACCATCGACCATGCCACCTTTGGCCATGCCGCCAGTGCTGCTTGCATCATATTGTTGTGTTGCTGATGCAGCTGCTGTTTCTGCTGCCGTTTTGGCAGTATTGGCAGCCGCAATCTGGTCATAAAGACCAGGGTTATATCCACCCATTGCTTGGCCTGCCACCACACCAGCGTATGGGTTGCCCATGGGTTGCATCTGGTCTCTGATCAAACTGTAAGGGGATGCACCACCAGCCATCACGGCTGGGTTGTATTGCGCACCTGGTGCAATGGATTGGTAGTTCTGAAAGTTCTGTGCAAAGCCTTGGGTCGCATTGACAAATGGCAATGTGCCTGCACTGGTCTGAAAGCCAGTGGTCTTTGAGGCTTGTTCTGCTGCCAACTTGGCTTGACTTGCCAAATAGGCTTCATAAGCCTTTTGATTGGTCGCAATCTGCTGGGCATTTTTCAAAGCATTTAAGCGCTGCTGCTCGGCCCATGCAAGTTCATTGGCTCTTTGCTGGGCAGCCCAATCAGTTGTATTTGTTTTTTGCTGTGCAGTCCACTTGATTTCATTTTGCTTTTGCTGTGCAGCCCACTGGGCTTCACGCGCTGCAAGTTCTGCCATGGCTGCTTGGTTATAAGCAATTTCAGTGGCAGTTGTGGGCGTTGCCGCTTCCATGCGGTCTTGAATAATATCGGGCGTTGACTGAGTGGCACGGGCCACATCAGCAGCGCTGATCTGATACTGATTCATCAAGCTCTCAAACTGGGCATCGCTCAAGCCCTTGGACTCGCCAAGTTTGATTGCGTCAACAATATTCTTGTCAAACTGCTCTTGGCTGATGTTGTTAGCCAATGACCATGCTAGTGCCGGTGAAGTTGCCATATTTATCCCCTAAAGTTCCTTTGCCATTACAGACCACTGTGGACTGTAACCTTCGTCTTTCAAAAATGTCTTTGCCCAGCCTCTTCGGCCTGCCAAAGTCACCCTGGTGCAGCCGACAGACTTGCCCCAGGATTCGATCAATGGTCGCATCCGTGAGAGTTCGTCTAGGTCGCCACCAGCCAAGAAGTAATGCAAATTCTTTAGCCTGGGATAGACAACGATCTCTGTCAATACCACCGAGTCCTTGGCCGGCCACAGCTGTAATCTGTGATCCTCGACCATCTCAGCGACATCGTCAAAATTGTGTGTGCCTCCACTGTATTCTAATGCCGCCTCCACATGGTGGCGCAGCCTGTCCAAATGTTCTTGGTCACTCATCGCTTGCCAGCTGGGATGGCCTCAAGCCTCATCACCCCAATGCGCCAGTCGGCCAATACCGCACCAGTCACCTTCACATTGACTTGGCGCCCAGAAAACCTGACAGAAGTCGGGTTGGCTGCCGTATATGGTCCAAATGTGGATTGTGTGCCAGTTGGATAATTTCGGGTTTTAAATGAAACCACGGCCTCACCCAGTGTCTGCTCATCGGGAATGACCTGACGCACAGACATGATGTTATCGCCATTGCCTATCTGGACCGGACCAGACTCGGCATAAAGGCTGGCGCTGTCATAGGCAAAACCAACTTCATGCTCATAGACAAAGCCATCAGTTGAAACCATCAAAGGATTGGCAAACACCCCAGAATCAGCGCCAGCAGTTCTGGCCAATAATCCTATATTCCAGTGGTTTTCGCGGTAGTTGAAAGTGACATAGCTGTCGTTTTCTGTGCTTCCACTGCTTGGGTAATACCACCAGATTTCACCATATTTGCTATTGTGGACCGCGTAAACCTTGGATGCCTGGTTAAAGTTCAGATTGTCAAAGACATAGTCAGACACATCACTTGGCAGTGGCTTGACGTAGCCGTCATAAATCCAGAAGCCAGCCTTGCTCATCCAAATGGCTGCCGTATCAATGGCCGCCACCGCTTGGGCCGAAATAAGACCGCAGCCAGAGCCGGCCTTTTCAAAGCCATAGACAAATGGCGCGCCCACATACTGGGCCGTGTGGACATCCACATCTGTAAACAGTAGGTTTACACCCTTGACCCTTTTGCCAGCGATCAATGTGCCAGGCGTGGCCAGCTCATAGTCACCGGCCAGATTGTCGCCAGCTGGTGTCCACTGGGTATTGTTCTCTTGGTCGCACCACTGCACCTTGCGTGGATTACCACCAGCG